CCGCGAAAAACGCGACCGCTTGGGCCGCGCTAACCGCAACGCCTGGATTAGCGCCAGTTGTAGTAACACCCGAACCGCCTCCGCCTGCCGTTGACCCGCACCTGGCGCAACTAGAAGCGGCTTATAACGAGCTACTTGACATTCAGGCAGGCATTACCGCCGCAAAGGATGCGTTTGCCGCCGACCTGGTGGCAGCGACCAATAAGTTTGCGGATGAACTGGTACGGCAGAACGGCGAGATTGAGTACGTCAAATCAATTTTGAAGGGATCGTAAATGGCGCAGACACCAGCATCACGCGGCGTAAATACAGAAAAGCTAGACGAGATACTTAGGCGGCTCGAAGGCGCGCCAGAGCAGAGTTTGCACAATATCGAAGTGCTGACGGAGAAGATTTTGGGTGACGTCACTGAGATTAAAAACAAGATAAAAAAACTTGACGAAGTTGTTATTACTGGCAACGGTAAAGAGCCGCTGGTTCAACGCGTGCATGACATCGAGGAAGAAATAACCGAGGACGGAAAACCCAAACTTGGATTGCGGATTAGCGCCCTGGAAAAAGACGTTGCAGGCTACAACAAATTGACGTGGATTGTGATAGGCGCTTTAGTGCCGTCTATTATTGGAATATTCATCTACCTAGCAAATACTAATACACTGCCATAGGAGGCAAACAAATGGACGTTACGTTTTTTCTAAAGGCAATGATCGACGGGATACCGCTGCTATTGGTGGTATTCGTAGCGGTGCAATTTCTAAAGTCGTTCAAGAAGCCGGACGGCAGTCAGTCGCTTGACGGCAACGTGTTACTCGCCGCGTCAATGGGTATCGGACTGGTGCTAGGCGTGCTGTACAGCATCTTCGCCGTGCGTCCGCCTGAGGGTGACTGGTACGACAACTACAAATATTGGCTGGGTGCGGCTGCATACGGTATCGCGCTGGGCGGACTGGCGAGCCTGTTCTTCGATGCGGTCAAGGCGATTGTTACCAAGTCGATTGAGACGTTCCAGAAAAAAGGCGTTGACCAAAGCGGGCAGGAATAGCGGAGGCTGATTGAAAATAACCAGCGCACAACGCGGGGCTGTAACCACCATCACACTTGATCTTAGCGACGCGTCGGAGCAGGAAGTATTCGTAACATCCGACTTGCACATTGACAGCGTGTACTGCAACAGGGAATATCTGATCGAGGACTTGAAGGAAGCCGTGAGGCGCAAGGCGCTGATCCTGTTCGTTGGCGACATATTTGACGCGATGCAAGGGCGTTTTGACCCGCGCCGGTCAATGGCTGAACTGCGCCCAGAATACCGCCGCGAGGATTACTACGACTTTGTTATCAAAGATGTTGGTGAACTACTGGCTCCGTTTGCCAAAAACATAGCCGTAATATCGGACGGTAATCACGAATTATCTGTGCTGAAAAATGCCAATACAAACCTGGCTGATCGGCTAGTAGGGCAATTAAATCTAAACTACGGCGGTAACATCCGGCACGGCGGCTACGGCGGCTGGGTACGCTTCATGTGGGAGCGCGGCGGCGTGCCGAAGGGAAGTACCAGGATGAAATACTTTCACGGCGCGGGCGGCGATGCTCCTGTGACACGCGGGGCAATCCAGACGAACCGGCAGAGCGTTTATCTGCCGGACCCGAACATCATCGTCAACGGACATAACCACCACGCCTATTGGATACCGATTACCCGCGAGAGATTATCTGGCAAGGGTGAACTGTATTTTGACACGCAGTTACATATCCGCACCCCGGGGTATAAGCAGGGATATGGAGATGGTTCTACCGGCTATGAGGTGACAAAGGGATTCGTGCCGAAGCCGGTCGGAGGCTGCTGGCTTACACTATGGTGTGGCAATAAGGATAATCCGATGGTGACTGCTAAGCCGCACATTCATGACCCAGTTCCCGTCAATCCAGTTGCGGATTCGTACGAGGGTATTGAATTTCCGCAGGAGTAGTACAATTAACATTGCCTAATAACTGGCGCGGTTGAACCCGCCGGTTTAGGACACCTGCCCGCAGCGAGGGGCGCTTGCATGGAGGACACACGGGATAGTTATCCCAGTCACCAGGGCGGAAGACCGCTACAATGACCATGGAGCGCAGCGACCTGACCGGGCAGGTGTAGCCTCACCTACCATGTGTAGGAGTAGGTCATGACCCGTCAGCAATGGCGGGTCTTGCAATTACAACGACACCTATACCGCTAACGTTTTCAGTATGGGTGTAAATTTTAATAACTATTAAAACATTTGGCGTCACTGAAACATCAGATATTGAAGGTTCTTTGTGTGCAATAACTTAGGCGCTGGATAAGGTTTTGCACACAGGATATAATCAGGATTATTATAATCGCGCCCTGAAAATACGGATCGCCGCTCCATGTTTTCGTGATGAATTGGGTATCCTATACAGAATTGTGCGGTGTGGCACAACGCAAATTACGTGTATCTGAAAAACAAACCGGATCACCGTTGTATATCGAATAATAGACGTATTAAGTTATGCTACGCGAATGTTTCAACTATTCAAATTATTCGACAGGTTCATCGCTTGATCCTCCCGGCACACCGGGCATGCGTTGACGTGCTGCTGCCAGCGACGACTGGCGCGGGCCAACATCGCGCGCCGGGACACGTCGCCTTGCCGCGCAGCTTGGTACTCGCGGTCGTAGTCGGCTTTCAGGGGTGTACCGATGTGGCAGGTCATGGCGGTCATTTCGGATGCCCCGGCAATGGCATCCAGTGGGTAATCCATTTGTATTGCTCGCTATGAAAATACAAATCGGCAACCGACGACCATTGCAATATTCCTGATGCGTGCCAACCGTGGCGAACCACGTTGCTAACCGCATCATAGAACATGACTACTTCCCCTCCCTGCGGCAACCTCTCGCTGACAGGTATCCACCGCGTCCGCTCTCGCAGCGCGGCAAGCTCGGCGGTGAGCCGCTCTACCTCGTCCAGCAGATCTGGAAGAGCGTTTGCAGTGGCTACGATAAAATCCATATTCGCCTCGCTCTTTGGACCATTGCCTGTTACGGCCGGTATGCGAATATTGTCCTTGTTGCCATCAGATCCAAATATCCCCGCCCCTGCCACAAATATTGTCAATCCATCGTGCCTTTTTGGCATAAGCCTTAACCAGTTGGCTAATTTACTGACCGTTGTTTCTTCGTGCTTGCCCGCCCACCACGGTCTCTGCGTAGCCTTAGCCGCCAACTAACGTAGTGCTGCAATTTCTTCTGGTGTAATCATCCCTCACCGCCTTTCAGGGCTTCGGTGGCCGCGTCATGAATCATATCCAGGAAACGACACATCTCAAACAGTGAATGTCTGTTTCGGATATACGGATTTTCACACTTAGAAATTAGTTCTTCTACAAAACCGCGCAGCCTACCGATCTCTGTTAACGCGGCATCACGCTCGGCGGTGAGTCGCTCGATTTCGTCCAGCGCGGCGAACATCTCGCTCTTCGTGTACGCCTGCGTCAGATTGGAATAGTCCTTGCCGTATTCTCGCATTCGTGCAATTTCTTCCGATGTCATCTCATGTCCTTTCTAGCAAACCTGGCTGCTGCTGCGCGGCGCGGATGCGGTGGGTCATACCTTACCCCACTGATCCGCCATTGCCTCAGCTATGCCAGTATATGTTCTACTACGTTCCTTCCACCTGTCAGGCGATGGTGCCATCCGGTGAATTCGTGCGTCACGCCCACCAACAATGTTTGTCGGTTGCAAAGGCGGCAGGTTTGACAACCACAAGCATGTTGCTTTAGTTTCACCATGACCAAATTGCCACGGCTGAATAATCTGGTCTGGTTTTCGGTAAATACTGCTCATAATGCCAACTGGATTTTCAATGGCAATTCTTTTGATCGGCGCGGCAATCAACCCCATGAAGAAATATATGGCGGCTTGTTGCCTGCCGTCAGCACGTTTTTCAGGAAACCATCGCGCTCCACTTGAAGCAAGGTCTGTGCACGGCGGATGCGCAATCATCAAGTCCCAATGGTCATCGAATAAATCGCGTACATCACCCCTGTAGTGCTGTCCCGGTATTTCGGTATCCAGCAGGTCACATGACCACGCTTCGTGTCCGCGCCGCGCAAACGCTTCTCGGACAATGCCGCTAAATTCACAGGCAACCAAGACTTTCATGCTCGCTTCCTCCTTCACTGCATTTCTGGAAACTGTGAAACTTCTTTGTTCCGTCAGAGTAGGTTATGATGCAGTTTTCGTTGCGGTTTCTGTGCGCTGCCCTATGGGCAGATATGCCTAAGTGGTTGAATTTCTTGTCGCAAGTGTGACAATAGCAATCTTTCATCCCTCACCGCCTTTCCAGCCTTTTACTAAACTCCTTGATTGAAATTCGAGCAAACTCTGCGCCTTCACATTCCGGGTGCGCCTGTTTACGCGAAGGAACTCCGAATACCCAGGCATCCATCGGTTTGCCACAAATACGACACATTGGCCGCTTGCTAATATAAGTTATGTATCCTCTCATCCCTCACTGCCTTTCTCGCTATCTGAAATAGAGGTCTCCAGAGCTTCAAGAATTTCCTCTGACTCATCATCGTCAATGTTATCTAACTGTCCCGCGATGAGAATATATGCTGACTTCGCTGCATTGCGTAAATCGGTAATCCTCTTACCCTGTACAGCCATCCATGCAAGGTGATTGCAGGTGGAAGCAATCATTTCGTCTATCTTCGCCTCCGCGTTTTCGGCGCGTTGTTTCAAGTGCGCGTTGCAGTCGCTCAATGTGTGATTATCTGTATCACACTCTTTCCCGCAGTAATAACACTTTTCGATCATCTTCCTTACCTCCTCTCCGGCGAGTACGTGCATATTTTGCACACACTCGCCGGAGCCAATCAGGATACACGTGTTGGCTGGTATGCTCATTCACTACCCACGGAGGATTCCTCCTTTCGTGGTCTAGTTCCCGCACTACGCCAGCCATGCGCGGGTGATTTGGGCGGTCAGGTTACGCTCCTGATATGGTTGTCATGCTGATTCGCCTCGCATGTCTATCCGGCCATAGATGCCCTACCATATAGCCGCCCAGTTTGTAAGGTGCTATATCTTGCGGATGCTGACTGTCGGGTCGCCATCCGGCTTCTTGGCAGCCAAGATTTCAGGGTGCGCCATTGCAAAGCCTTTCAGTTTCGCGCTATCCCAACCGCCCTCGCGTCCTTTGGCGTATACAGCCATAAGGAACTGCCCCTTAACGGTTGTGCCGTGCACCAGAACGTCAGACTTGATCACCTCAGTAATGGATGCGATATTCGCGTCAACACCCTCGTACTGCGCAGCAAACTCGGCGTCAATCTCTTGCAGCTTTGCCTTGATATCCGGTGTGTAAACGCTGTCAATCAATTCCTGTTTATGGATCTCGATCAGGCTTCGCTGGGCCTGGTACTCAGATAGCTGATCTAACATTTCCTGAATTGTTTCATGTCCTGTAATCGTCATCTCATCCTCATTTCTCGCGCCGCTGCTGGGAGAGGTTCCCGTAGCCCAGATCCTCCAGGTACGAGACCATGACGCCGCCCGCGTCGCCGGGGCCGGACTCCGGGGTGATGAAGGCGTCGTTGTACCACCACCCCAGCATGGCGAGCTCGCGGGCGAATTGCCGGGGATTCGTCTGGCCGTGGTAGCAGGCCACCGTCTCGCCCGTGGTGCGGGACAGCACGATGGCCGCCGAGGCGTCGCCATCCTTCAGGCCCTTGCCGGCGTCGGCCCCCAGCACGTAGCGGTCCGCATCGCGGCCCTTGGGGGGAACCCAGACCCGGATGGGGCCGTTGGTGACGGGGGCCAGGTGGATGCGACCGCTCTCCCGGTTCCGCTCCAACACGCCCACGGTCAGCGGCTCCGTCGCCCAGGCGTCGTCCCCCAAGGCCTTCAGGAGCGG